GTCTGCAAAAGCGTTTGCTACCTCGCTTCACTCTCTCTCCACCTATCGATCAAACGACGGCCTTGGTGACACTCTACACATCAACTTCTTCAACAAAATCGCCTGAATCTTCAAATACACGGGGTAACATTATCATTGCTCGCTCACCGAATCCACTCGCAACAACGCGCCTAACCTTGGAGTCCATTCGAACTAGCGTCATGCCACATCTGAAATTGTTCGCTCGCATGGATATCGACATGAGATGAGCGAGTCCTAAACCTCCACACTGGATTGCAACAGCGATCGTTCCTTGAGATGGTGCAACAGCAAGGAGGTAGTTGCGTTCAGCTTCCTCGATCGTTAGGTTGTCCGTTGGGTCTGGCTCTCCATCGGCAGGAGCAACACCGAACAGGTTAGTGTAGTCAAAATCGACGTTCATCGCGATGAAACGTGCGGCTGTAAGTGAGTCGAAAACAACAGAGTTCAGAGTCTGAGCGTTATATGTTGTTTTGGCATAAGCCAGAAATTCTGGGATACCATTGATCACATATTCGGAGTACATGGAGAGGATAACACGGTTGAGGACATGGAGTGAGGAACCCGACAACACAGGCGTCCAAACGACGATCATCTTTCCGTTAACCGGAGCTTCACCACGTTGTGAGATGGTCGGAACACCCTTGCTATAATGAAACTTCAATCCATTGCCGGAACCAAGGCGGGTACGAACTTCGTTGGTATCCATCATGTCCTTAGTAGAATAGAATGCGTCAAGGTTGAGTCCGCGAAATTCAGGATTCTTGAGAGCATCAGCTTTGTGTGAAAAGAGGAGCGTCAAAAAGGCTGGTTTAGCAATGATTTCACGACGATTGTTCTGATTGCGATTCGTTCGTTCGACAACAATAGTGGCTGTAGCAAAGTTGTTAGATGTGAGAGGCATTGTGGCGGAAGGATCTGATAGATGATACACAGAGAGGCTTGGTGAGGGATACACCGCAGGGGCACGTTCGCTTAAAATTGT